CGATTCTTTCGCTGAGCGTCTTCCATGCGTCTGAGCAAGCATCGATCGCAGCGGCAAAATACCCCCAGTTAAAAGCACTCTTGCCGCCTTCTGACCACACTTTGTAATCCTGCCACAGCAAAAGGATTGCAGCCCCCAAGGCAGCTACAAGGCCCACCACTGCCAATGCGGGCATTGCCGCTGTGATGGCGCCCATAAGAGCTCCCCATGCAAGCGCGACGCCACCAAGGGCCGTCCCAAGCGCAGCGACGCCAGCTAAGGCTGCTGCAATTCCTGCAATGATAGCCACGATCTTCTCATGGCCTTGCGCCCATGCTCCTATCTGCTGGAGAACCTTGAAAAACTTCTCCAGATAGGGGGTGACTTTGTAAAGAATGTCGTAACCGATCTTGAGGAACTGTAACTCTAAATCGGTCAGTACACGCTTTAGCCGCGTTGCAGATTCAGCTTCTTTATCGGTTGGAGCGAATCTTTTATCGCGTGCCTGAGAATCCTGCAAAGCCTTTGGCCCTTGCAGAATCAGGTTTATCATGTCCTCAGACAAGCCGCTTGAAACTCCAAAGCCATACGCAAACTGTCGCCCGCGAGCCTTTGTAATTTCTGCGAACTTCTTCGACAAATCGAGCATCAGTTTGTTGGGGTCTTCATTGAAATTTATGCCGAGACGCGCAAAAAGCGGAAGCAGTTGTGGGGTTTGGCCTATCGCCATTTGACCCTGCATTTGCGCAACACTGCGAAAGAAATTCTGGACAGACATTTTACTGCCGCCGATTTCTTGCGCGGCTGCGCCCCATGCAAAGAGCTTTTGCGTGTTAATGTCCAGATTGCGCGAAAGGAAATAGAGTTGCGTGTTTGTTTCGATGGTGTCTTTTATGAAAGCACGGACAGCTACAGTGCCGCCCAGCACAGCGAGAAACGCTCCTAGCTTGGAAGAGACGTTTGTTAGTTCGCTTCCGAGACCTTTGGTGCTTTTCTGTGCCTTTTCAGCATCTTTTTCAAAGTCTGCGAGCTTGCTGCGCACGCCGGGAGCTTTTGCATCCACGTCTTTGCTATCTAATCCAAGGAGAATCACCAGTGAGTCAATAACAGTAGGCATGGTCTATTATCCCTCGTTCGCTGAATCTACGGCGATAATCTCCAAGAGATCGTGTGCGTCTTGCTCGCCGTAAATAGTTTGCAGTTCATGCAGCGTTGCCAGTCTCCGCCCTACGATGATGCCGATGATTTTTGGGACATTCGCGTACCCGATTTGCGGCTTTCCACCTCTGCCGACTTGCCTAGGAATCCTGAGAGGCCGTCGGCTGGCAAAAAATCCAGATGCAACTTCAGCACCTCCCACTTGAGCATCAGCAGCGTCTTCACATCTTCGATCTGGCACTCATAGAGCGGATGCTGCAACGTAACTTCTGGCTTAGATGGATTCGGCACCATCACCACGCATTCCATCAGTTCCGCGAATAGCGGGCGCATCTGCTCTGGGTTGATGGAGAACAGTTTCTTGATTCCGATTTCCACGAGCGCAGCCATACCTAACTGTAACGCGCCGTCTGGAATCTCCACGTTGGCCGCGCCGAGTGCAAGCATGGCGCGAATCGCCCAGTCTTCCGCCTTTGTCGCGGGCATTTCCGTAAGTAGAAAATGCTTGCCTTTGTCGCGTCCTTCGCCGACGTATGTCGATGTTTTCCGAGCCATTTTCCCCTCTTCTTACGCCCCGATAATGTCTGCCCAACTGATTGAAAACTCGCGCGCCGCAAGAACCTTTCCAGCAGAGGCCATCGGATTCATGTCTTCGAGTGTTCCCTTGACGCAAAAATAATTCTGAGTTGTGCTCGGCAGAGTTATGTTTGCGTAGATGTAATAAACATCCCTTGCCAGTCTGCTCGCAGCATCAATAGCCTCGAAAATCGCCACGCTAGGCGAGTCAGCCTGAAACGAAAAGGTTTGTTTAATAGGATTGAAAACGCGCCCAGCCGTCTTGCGCCCATCCACGCCGATCTGACTTTCAGTGCGCACGACAGCAGCCGTATCCCAAGCCTTGTCTGCCGAGAATCCTTGGAGCGGTACTGGGGTATCAAACAGCCCCGGTACAGTGATGGTTACGACTGCATTTGCAGAGGTGATAGTGCTTGCGCCGCCTGTCACCGCATTGAAGAATCCGCCCATAAATCACCTCTTGAAATTGAGTTACAACACATTGATGGAGGCCATGCTGAATTGCAGGACCGCGCCGCCGCTGGTATACCAGAAGTTGATAATCGGAGTCTGACCAGCGTTACGGGCCTCTGCGCCAGGATCAAGGATTTGCAAATACCAGCCATTGTTCTGAAGAGTTGTCGCAGCATTTGAGTTTCCCGCTGCTGCATTGATTGCGGCAGCCTGAACAGACGAGAGACTGACGCCTACCTGAATTACGCCATTGTTGAGCGCATTGTTGATGGGTCCGTTGTCTGTCGCAGCGCTAGTATTGTTTTGGCCGACAAGCGCAGAGCGAACCAGGCCATAGCCATACGGATCATAAGGGATTTTGTTGAGTGTGGTATAGAGAGTCAACAGCGCCAACTCAAATTGAGAGCTGAACCAAACCTGATCGAAAAAGAGATTTGCCCATGGGATGCTGCCCGGCATATTGCCGTTGGAGAAGAAGGTGAATCCCTGATTGCGCGACGCAAAAGCCGCGTAGCAACTGTAGCCGTTTGCCAGAAGGTTCTCATACGTCTGGAGGTTCGCGCACGTTGGAAGCACTGCGGCAGAGTTGGACGACTTGCCAGCGAACGTGATGCTTCCGTTCGTCTGGGAATAGTTTACCGAAGCTGCTATGCTCTGCGCAAAACCTGCCGCGTTCAAGCAGAGCGGCGCAAGCGAACCGAGCGCCGGATCGCCGCCGATGCACATGACGCCGTTCACATTGTTTGCTTTGCACCACACGCCGAAGGTTCCCGCTCCGCCGCTCACACTGGCATTGGAATCGGAATCCCATGCCACATATCCAACCTGGCCGTTTTGCTCACTGAACCATCCCGCAAACAGCTTCTTGTCAGAAAGGCTCGGCTCGAAGAGCGTCACAATGGAGGCCCAGTTTTGATTCAACTGCCAGATGCGGTTCATTGCCACAGAAGGCGTGTCAGTGGCCGCGCCTTGCGACAGCACAGCGCCCGCAGTTGAAGTGGTTAGCAGGTCAGTCGCAATCGTGCCAGTGCCGTAAGTGATTGTGGAGTTGATGCCGGTCGTGGAAGACGTGAACACGAACTGGCTCGAAACTGCATTCCACGCGACTGTGAAGTTTGGAGTAGTAAACGCGGCCTGAATCGCAGCAGCCATTAGGCTCTGAGTTGATACCCCAGTCAAACTGATACTGGAAGAGGTGATCGCCGTCCCGTTCACAGTCAGCGTTAAGACGCCCGTAATCGCCTGCATCTCGGCAAGACTATAGTCAGCAAAGCTGCCAGTGGTCAGCGTCGCGGCGCGGGCCGCAGTGCCGTTGTAGGAAGCAAACAAAAGCGAAGATGGAAGCTGGGTTCCATTCACGATGCCCGCAAAATAGATGGAGGCATAGGCATACTCAGCAGATGATGGGCCAAAGAAGTCGGAGACAGCTTGGGCGCTCGCAAAGCTCTGCACTGTGTTTGTTGGCAGCGTCACATTCTCAGTCAGCGCGAGGCCGTTCATGACCAATCCAGTGCCGCCGGGGCTGAGAACGCCGGGGCTGAGAACGCCGGGAATTACGTTTGCGATTACACTCGACGGAATCGTCATCTCTTCTCCTTATACGTCGGCAATGCCAACGATGTTCATCTCCAAAGTGTCAGCCGCCTGCAAAGGCACTGCCACAATCGGGTTGTATTGAATCGACATGGTTAAAACCCAGCGGCGGAGATACTGTTCCTCTCCAGTTATCAAAGGTGCCTCTGTGCCGTCATCGCAGTAGAGCGGCGCAATGCCTGCCGGGAACTGCGCGACTGTGTACGGCGTGCGCCAAACTGTTTTGATTGCCGCGCACCAATCGCCCGCGCTCTCGCCATAGAAGTCGGCCTGAATCATGAAACGCTTTGGGCCTACAATGTCGCTCTGCGCGTTCGCACCATCGTAATAAGATCGCGGCGCCTCCAAATCAATGCTTGAAATCTCAGTCAACTCCACAAACGCGCCAACCGGCATAGCTGCACGGTTGACCTGAGAACGAATCACTTGCGCACTCCCGACAAAGGGTTGAATGAACGCCCCCAGCGCATCGAAGATAGCATCGATGGCGATGGACGGCGTGAATGGAGTCGGGGCGCTCATCAGTTCGCATCCTGTAGGACCAATGCGGCCCGCGTCCAGAGTGGCCAATTTTCAAGAATCGCCACTGTCAGAAATGTCTGTCCGCCGAAGGTGACCAGGTCGCCGCCCTTGGCATTGTTGCGAACAACAGCGCAAAGTGGCCCGCGCAGAATGATTGATTGCGTAGCGCCTTGGATATTGAGGCCGTCAAGGTGCTTGAGATCGGCCTGAGTGAGCGCCTGGACTTGCGCGTAGCCAATGACGGGCGCAGCATAGCTCGGCACTGGCTTGAGACCAGATCCGATGGTGTAGCCTGTCGAGGCCAGCACAGTCACAGCGATATTCGGATTCACCGTATCTGTAACCGTGTTGGCAATCGATCGCAAATCCATCACCGTGCCTCATACTCGTTCGTTTTCGTGTTGAGCACCATCACATCGCCACTGCTCACCTGATAGCCAGTGCTGTTGAGCATATCACCCGTCCAGATGAGCGGTTCCGCTTCAGTCCCAGACGCCATCCCAAGATTCTTGCGGCCTTTCGCCACATCGCGCTGGGCCTGAATCACATCCCGCGCCCGGATATTCTGCGGATTGTTACCAAACTTGAAACGCAGCCGCAAAGTTGTTTTGGAGAGCGGCGGGGAAGTCAGATCAACGATGCTTTGTTTGAGCGCCCCGTCAATCTCTTCGCCCATGAACGCAAGCGTCTTATGCCCGTCCATGCCGCTCGCCTTCAATTCCGCTGCCATCATCCCCGGCCACTTGCCCGACTCGCTCGCAACCATCGTGCGAAAGAATGGCCGCGCCGGGGCCGGAAAGCGCCCACTATGCCCAAACTCATTCCAAAATGCAATGGGAGCCTGATCGGAGTCGATGAAGCCTACCTGAACTGTCCCATGCGCACGCGCTGCCAACTCTTTGAGTTTGGCTGTCACTGAATCCGACATTGGTATTGCGCGGGTAGCCATACTATGCGACCTCTATTCCTGGATAAACACTGGAACATCCTCTTGAAAAGCACCATCACAACTGATTCGCACTGCCGAAACTGTCGGTAACTTCAATTCGCCGTCTTCGATTCGCTCCAAGTCGCGCTCCAATTCGGAAACATCGACTGAAAGCGCAACCACTAAACCGGCAACCATCCTGTCCCCATTCGGTTGCCTGTGAATCCCTCAACCAGCGTCGGATTAGCGAAATACTTCATGCCGCGATAGCTCGTTGTCGCTTGCCAAAATGCCGCTCCATACTGCGATTGCTGAAACCACGCGCCGCTCCCAGGCGTTGCGGGCGTGTAATCAAAGGATGCGCTCACCGCGCCCTCGTTCGCCGCACTGACACGTCCCACGGGCCGGGGTTGGCCGTCTGCCGTGAGCAACCCGCTGAGAAACGCGATATGCGCCGTCACCATATTCAAAAGCGTTCCGCGCAAGGTCACATCCTGCACGATGCTGCAATCGGTATTGTCGAGGTAAAGGCCAGCCTCAGCAAACATCGACGCAAAAAGTGCCGGATTTGCGTTATAGGC